TGTCTGCCTTCCACTTCTCTGCTCGTTATGTCCTCCTCACTTACGCTCAATCTGGAGAGCTTTCTGAGTGGTCCGTTTTGGACCATATTTCAAGCCTTGGAGCAGAGTGTATCATCGGACGAGAAGATCACGCTGTTACGGGTACTCATCTCCACGTTTTCGCTGATTTCGGAAGAAAGAAGCAATCCCGACGAGCAGATTACTTTGATGTTGGAGGCCATCACCCGAACATTGTCCCATCTCGAGGTCGTCCAGAAGGCGGTTGGGACTATGCGACAAAGGACGGAAATATTGTTGCAGGCGGGTTGGGGAGGCCGGGCACAAGTGGACCTTCTTCGGCTAAAAATCCATGGGGCCAAATTGTCGGGGCAGAAAGTAGAGAAGAGTTTCTTGACCTTGTTCGGCAACTGGATCCAAAGAGCTTTGTGCTCAAACACCAAGAACTCACCCGATACGCCGACATATACTTTGCCGAGGACCGACAACCCTATGTGGGTCCCGATGGGATCGGGTTTGAGTTGGGAATGGTACCTGAGTTGGATGAATGGAGAAGAGAGTCTCTTGGAGACGATCCAGTAGAAGGTAAGCGCACCCCCTCCCTCGCAAGCTCGGGGGGTCCCGGAACAGATCTTAGCTAGGGTATGATCTACGCAGTGCTACGGCCAGTCACGACCCCTCTCCGAGGGTCGGACGCCTCGATGTTTAAGGTGGTGCAATGCTGACTAAGCAGGCAGAAGCAAAAGCCTTGTACTCTATGGCCCTTCACGACTTGGAAAGACATTGTGGGCTAGGTCTCTCGGACCACACGTGTATATCATGGGAATGTTGTCAGGAGCTATACTTCTTCGAGACAGTCCTGGAGCATCGTATGCGGTCTTTGATGACATGCGAGGGGGACTACCGATGTTCCCCTCTTTCAAGGAGTGGTTTGGGGCGCAGTCGCTAGTCACAGTCAAGAAGATGTACAGGGATCCCGTGCAGATGAAGTGGGGTAAACCTTGCATTTGGTTGGCCAATTCCGATCCAAGGGATCAGCTCAAGGCAGACATCACAGACCGGACGCCTAAAGGGCGCGTCGATCTTATCTATGAGGACATTGCGTGGCTGGAAGCAAATTGTGTTTTTGTAGAGTTACGGGAGTCTATTTTTCGTGCCAATACAGAGTAGCCTGAGGGCTAAAAGTCAAAACATTGCTCGCCGCAGCGCCATAACGTGCTCTAAACAAGTCCAAAACATAATAGTCACCCATACCTGGAGGGTCTTGCGTGCTGAACTCGCCGGACAACACATTGCCCGCGCTCTCATCCCCGTTGTACACAAGTGTTTTGTGCATTGGGTGCCACTTTTTAAACTTCCGAATCACCCCTTGCTCGTTACCGGAAGATATAGTGCGAACTTTGTCATACACTATAGTAAGACGGACCGAATCAGTCTTGGCTACCATGGGGTCCACCCAATCGGACGAGTTTTGGCCCTGGAAAATCAACTCGAATAAGGCGTACTGCTGACCGGAATTTCGGTTACCAGTCAGCTGCGCCACAGTACGTCTAGCACTGCCATCGGACAAGGGGGTGTAAAAATCGCCGGAATCATCAGCGCCGAGGGTGGCAGTCATATTCCTCTTCGTGCGGAAACAGATGCGCCTCCACTGCCAAGGGGTTCCACTATTGATCTGGATTTCGATATTCTCACGTAACCCGACCATGTAAGGGGTCAGAGTTGATCGGGCCGAATCCGTTGCGTTATTGGAAACAATAGCGCGTGCAGTAGCGCACCACAAGAACGAATAGCAAGTGCGATCCAAAATATTATCGTTCTGCGTGGCCCCACTAAAGTTGGCCCGGAGGACTGCCGGAAGCTGTGTTTGGGCGGTGGCATAAGGGTCGTCAGCCGTGACATACGTGGCCAGCATCATGTCATCCCGCTTTTTACGCGTCGTGACGTCGAGGATCTTCTTTCGCGTCGCCCTTCCAAAGGGCTTTCGCGTTCTGGACCTCCGATAGCGTGGCATTTTCCCGATTTAGTACCGGCGGTATGACCGGGCGGTGTAGCGTGAGTAACGAGGACGCGCGTACGAAGTCCTTCGATAGGTGGGTCGGGCGTATTGTCGGCGATACGTTGGGCGTCGACCGTAGCTTTGGCGGCGGAGGTAGGGCATCATTCATTTTTGTTGGGGAGCGGGGTAGACGACCTCCTATTTATAAGGAGACGGGTGTCACCCGTCACCTGGGCTATAACATTAGTTTTGCCCAGGTGACTCCGAGTTACATGTCTGCCTTCCACTTCTCTGCTCGTTATGTCCTCCTCACTTACGCTCAATCTGGAGAGCTTTCTGAGTGGTCC